AGACTTGGGCCAGTCGTGGTTAGCACATTGCTGTGCAGTAGCCTTCTCCAATTGGTGTACTGACACTTGCGTGCCTACACCAATGATCAATGCTGCGACACAAATGATTGTGGCTGCATTGGGAAACTGGTAACGCATGGTGCTGAATTAAATTGTGTAGGAGCCCATCCCTACGTGCTGGGCAATAACTGGGGGAGGACTTACACCTCCCAGTGCCGTGTTTACGGACTCAGTTGTTCTCCAGCATCTCGTTTACAAAAGACTTGATGACTTGGAGTTGGCCTCGATGAAGTGTTTGGCTACGGCCATACTCAAGCAGGTCAAGGACCTGGAGCATGACCTTATTACCAGCCTCTTCACGAGACGGTACGCCACACATATCGAAGATCTCATCACGTGACATCTCAGTGATGTCGACGCAATCGATCTGACGAACGGTGGCGATGGTGGTGTTGGTCACGGTGTTACTCTGTAGGTGAGCTTGGACTTACACTGCTGAAATACAGCTGCCAAGGTCGTGACCGACCGCCGATTTGTCTGCTGCGTTTAACGTCCAGCTCGACGACATCCCTGGTACCGCAAGGATAACCACAGTCTTTCCTGAACCCGAGGGTGGGGCGTGGCGCAGGTATTGTGGGCGCGATACGAATTCGTATCACATAACGGTAGTGTTATACCGTCATAGTTACAAAGGGACGACAGCGGCGAGGGCTGCATAAACCCCTGGCTCTCACCAGGGGAAGAGGCAACCGTCAAACGTAGTCAGTTAACTTGCTTCGCACTGGCAATTGCTTTGCCGTTCTTCACAAGAACCGACAGCTTATACTCAGGCGAGCAGCTATCCTCTAGGCAATCTGCTGGGTCATAGCACTCGACTGCAATAGCATTGTGCAAATCCACAAGCCACTGCTTAACGTCGGTGCCGAACTGACCCAACACTTCAAGGTGAATACTCACCTTCTTGCCCTTCATCAGATACTCTGCTGCCTGGTCGCAACGGCCAAAGTAAACTTCAGCCTGCTCAATTGTACGCATTGAATTAAATGCAATGGAACTCTGCGTTGTACGGATGCGCAGCCCCCGTATACTTATCTACCCTTCACACCCTTTCTTTTTTTCTCCCCACAATCCACTTCGGTTGGGATATTGGAGAAGCGTCAGGAAAATCTGGTCCCTTTTTGGGGTCTATAGGGCCCCTCTTGTTTAAGTAAAAGTACAATTGTGTTATGTAAATAGGTATTTACCCCAAATATTTAAACAAAAAAGCCGGGGTTTTTGCCCCGGCCAATATTTAAAAGTTTTTATATTTCTAAGATTCCTTTTTACGCTTGTACGCGAGGGTTGCGTTCATTGCTTTTTTGAATGCTTCTTCGTCAGGTAACTCATATGCCAGTTCTTTTTTCGCTGAAGTTACAAAATCACGCACTTCAAGCGAGTCTTTGCCTTCTTTTGCCATATCTACAGCCTTACCCTTAATAGCTTCAAGCGCTTCAACGCGTTTTTGGCGTACTCCGGCGTCCATCCCTGGTGCAAATAGGTTTATTTCCTTACTATAACGCCTTTATTTCTGAGATTTTAAACAATAGAATGTGAACAGGTAAAAAATAACACCAATAAATTCAAATGGCTCTTTCTCCGGCTGACTTTTACGCCTATAGTCGCGCCACTGGAACTCCATACCCCGAAGATCCGGAAGAAAGAGCACGTGTTGCACCTGAAGTACTGCAGTTTCGCCGCAATCAACTTAAGGCACCTACCCAAGAAGAAGACCAAGGTTTCAATTTAACCAATGCTTTGGGTGTTGGAGCGGCATTGGCGGGTATTGCCGGTGGTGCGTTTGGATTGAATCGTGTTTTTGCGTCAAGAGGACGTGATGCTCGCACTGTAACGCCTGAACCACTCCAAACAGAAACAGTTGAACGGGGCCAACGGGCCGCGGAAGAGGTGGCGACTGGTGATTTTGGTGCGGTCGGCAGTTTGGTGCGTGATTTACCACCACCCAGCAAACAAGTTTCAAGCGTTAAGTTACCAGACCCCTGGTCAACGCAAGAAACTCCTGTTGCTACTCAACCGGTACAACAAACTGCTGAACAACCAAAAAAGTTTTCTCCCCGTGGGTATTTAGAGTCATCTGGCGCTATTGCACCGGCCGAAGATCTTACTGAAATCCAACAAAACCAAAAGTCTTTTGTTCAACAACAAAGCGCGGAAGCTGTTGATACAGGTTTAGATCAAGTTGTTAATTCTGAAGTAACAATTCCCGAGCAGCGGCAGGTTAATGGGTTCAAAACTTTTAGTCAACAAGCTGAACAAATTTCAACTGAAGCTTCTGCCCAGCGTGCTGCACAATTTGCAGCACAACAAGCTTTATTGGCGCAAAAAAGTAAAGCACCAAAGAATGCCCGGATGCTCCAGGCGCTTGGACCTAAAAATGGATTGACACAAGAAGAAATCTTCCATCGTATTTCTGCATCAGCCAGTGATTACAAACCTGGTTCAATGCAGCCCTTAACTCAACTGGATGTTGCCGCCCTGCTAGACCCCTCTGTCCCAACTGAAAACGTTCAGGACCTCCTTGGAACTACATTAGCCGTACGTGGCGGACGTGTGGGTAGAAACCTTGATTATGAAGTCATGGCCGAAGGTGGGGGTATGACCGAACGCGCAAACGATGTGGATATTGTTGGTGAATTTGGCAGCGACGTGTACGCGTATAACCCCACTACTGGTCAATACGAAATTGACACTACAGCTGATCTTGAAGATTTAAATTTAAATCGTGGCCGTGGTACCGATTACGAAAACAACGCCACAGACTATGGCGATGTTGAAGGTCCCGGTGGTTTCGTTTTATCCAAAGGGTTTAAAGAAAGAACCAAAAGTGGAACAACAACGGTACCGGGTAAAGTTTCGGAATCTCAGGGTATGGCGCCAGGCTCCTTGCGTCAAGAACGTGAAATTGATCGCGTATTACCTGCACGTGAAACTTTAGAAGGCGATCCTGCTGCAGGTTGGACACTTGATCCTCAAACTGGTAAGTTGCGTTTTATTGGCGCTGGCACACGACTTCAAGAAACGCGCACCAACGTTGCAGGTAAACCCATTCGTGTTGTTGATACGACAACCGGTCGGGTACGTCCTTTAGGTGCGTATCAAGGTCAAATTACGGTTGATGATCCTAGTTATGACCCAACTTCTGGTGGTAAACTTACCGGTCGATATCAACCAGCAACTGCTGAGCCTTCTACAGAAATTAACACTGCTCCAATTACGGAGTACATGGACGCAAAAGAACGCCTCATCCAAGACCAAAAAGGCAACTGGTGGGTTAATCAAGCAAAAACCAAAGTCGTTGGTGAAAAACCTTTGCGTGGTCTTGTTGGCAGTGACCCGTATCCCAGAAATCTTTCTTTAAATAGAGATGAGCTTAATGGTGTTCTAAGTAATGCTGCTGATATGTGGTCAGCGCAAGGAGGGGGTACTTCACTTGAAAGGCAGACGCATTTAATTCAAACTTTAGATGATTACTTAAAAACAGAAAAACAAGTTACGTTGTCTGTTCTGCAGCCAAATGAAAAAGGTTATTTGCCTTCTGCGGCTTTTGATTTTATCAACAACATCCAGCCCGGAATTAAAGAAACCAGTTTATATGTAAAACCGGCTAAGGTTAATTTTGACAATCGTCCTTTGATTAATCGCAAAACATCTCGCACAGGAGAAGTTCGCGATACTCCAATAATTGATCCTGCTTACGAAGAAATGGAAGCAGTTCCACTTCCTGGCAGCACCAAAATAAGCGGCGCTGGTGGGGTATCCGCGCAAGACGTAGACACAGAAACTTACGAAGGACCTGTCACTTTCTTTTCGGAACGCGGTGAAATGGCACCACAGCGTTTGCTTCCTGGAGCAGGGCGTCCCGAACCCGGAGAGCAAGGCTCTGTTTTGTCACGTCCGTATCTTGAAACTCAACCGGTTGGTTACCGCGTTAAATCCCCCGGTTCCTTTGCACGTACCCAAAATCCGTACACAGGCGCAGCTGCTGCTGCCATGGGACCGGCTTCTCGCGTGGATCTGGGCAACTATCAATACACACCACAACAATTGCGTTTCAATTTAGAACCGCAATCTTCTTCTCAATTAAATGAACGCAATCTCTTTGCATTGACGGCAAATTTAACTCCGGGCGGTCGTGTTTCCAGAGGTGCATTACAACTTGGCACCGGCATGGGAGCAATTCCTGCAGGCCTTGGCAACTTATCTGAATCGCAAACAATTACACGCTATGGTGCGTCTGGGTCACAACTACAAGAAGTCGGTAATCGTTTGATGGCTCAAGCAGCATACAAGCGTGGGCTTCAACCAGGCCCTACTTCTGCCGCTTCCCCGCCACAACAAGGTCCCTCCACTCCTCCAATGCAAGCACCTGCTCCTGTTTCTTCCGAACGACAAGCCCCGACAAGCACCGAAATGGCTGGTTACGCACGACGCAATGCGCCCATCCCAGAAGCAATTGACCCGGTGCAAGCACGCAATGATGCCGTCGCTCGTCACATTGGCAACTACATCTCAGCTGCTTCGCAGCGTATGGAAGGTCCCGCTTCTATTCAAGGTGTTAAACTCAAAGGAGTAGGACAAAATTCCCTTCGTCCTTATCAAACGCCATCTGAAGGGATGATTCAACAGTTAATGCGTGCCGCTTTACGTCGTTAATCATGGCTGAAAAAAAGAAAGATAAAAAGTGGATCCAAGGCGCTGACATCAAGGAAGGCGCCTTCACAGCTAAAGCCAAAAAGAAGGGTATTACTTCTGCTCAGCTCCAGGAGAATGTTCTTTCCAATCCGGATAAGTACGATGAGAAAACAGTTAAGCAAGCACGGCTTCGCCAAACGTTGGTAGGATTAAAGAAGAAAAAAGACCAGAAGAAATCTGAGGGCTGATGGCAAAAGATGACAGGCTTGATCTAGGTCGTTACATTCAAAACCCATTTAATCGCCGTGGTGAAATCGCCAAACGATTAAATTTCGACGACTTGTTTCGCTCCGAAGCGGAGACCGGTCAGTATCCCTGGAACCCATCAAGGTTTGGTCAACAGGATTTAATGCGTCGCGCCATGACGCGTAAGATCACCTTAAACCCGGATCTTGATTTTGTTGGTAATACACCATTCTTTGATGACAACAGTAAAGTAACCGAAGCATATGACATGTTTGGCCTAGGGACGTTTGATCGTCCTACTGCTTACGATTTTGAAGAGGGTCGACCAAGAACTGCGCAGCGCCCCCAGGACCAACCTGATTTTAATCCTCAATGGATTGAAGCATACAAACTTAGTCCAACATTAAATCCAAGTAAGGTCGCTAAGAATCCAATGCCACGGATGCGTAATCCGGATCCCAATGGATACTTAATGGCAATGGCAGAAAAACGTGCGGAGAACGAGGTTGAGGATAAACCGTCAATTGCTCAACTTCTTGATCGTAAAGGCGTCATGAAATCAATGCCGGTCAAGGAGGAAGAAAAAGAAGGCGAGGACACTGTCGACGAAAAATCAGTGGAAACAAATACCTCCCCCGGCAAAACACTTAAATAACTGATCGTAAAATAAGCAAATAAGAAGTATAAAAATGTTGGGATTAGCTGGAAGAATTGGGGCTGCATTGCAAGGTGTTAAAAACGCCCCTGTTATCCAGCAACGTCTCGCTGGTGGCGGCAAAGAATTGTTGGGACATTCTGCGCTCGGCGGTTTGTGGTCAGGTGCATCCACTGCAATGTTTACAGGCAATCCGGTTGCAGGACTTGCGGTTGGCGCAGCTGATGCCCTGTTAAGTGCGGGTGCCGCCAAGCAACTTGGTAAAATCAATCCCAAGCTTGCGGGTAAATACTACACCGTTACTCCACCGGGTAGCAAGGTTAGCCATCAAGAATATCGACCAAGTGGTCCTCAGTCTGCATTGATGATTGGTACATCGATTGCAGCACCAATGCTTGTGGAACCTATTTTTGCTTCCAGTCAAATTGCAGGTTTATCTCAACAGGAACTTCAACAGCTATCTGCAGAACCAGTTGTAATGGATCAAACGGCAACTGCTGAACAACAATTAATGCAGCGCCAAGCAATGAATCCTGGAAGCCAAGAAGCATTATCACCTGGGACGATGTTCCAAATGCAAGGCGTCGAATCAAGTCTTTTCCGTGGCGCCATTGATCCATATGCACTGACCAGGGGGGCAATGTGATGAAGAAAGAAAACCTTGTGCAACAACTTGGAAGTATCTGGGAAGACATCAAACTTGGTGCACGTAAAGCCGATGTAATTCAAGCTGGCCAAAAAGGTGTGTACACAAAAAGTGCCCCAGGTACCAGCGCAGGAGGTGCAAATGCTGCATATAAACCCGGTGCCTCTTCTGTTGGATCGGGACTTGGTTACGGCCAAAGTATTCTTGATCCACGTTTTAAACAATCGTTAGCAGCAGAGGGCGTGACCCTCCGTGGCACACCAGCGCAGTTTTTGGGTGCTTATACTTCACGTCTCGTTGTGGACGCCGCTAACGACGGTACACGTACCTACTGGTGGCGTTACAACCACCCGCTTGCTGTATCGCAGGCAGGCGTTGGTTTAGGTATTAATGAAAAGGTAATTCCCTCCCCCACAATTCGTGCAGCCACTGCACTTGCAATTGCCGCTCCAGCCATTTCAGCTGCTGGTACATTTGACATTACTAATCCAGAAGAGCAGTTTCGGCCTGAGGGGTACGCTCAATCTTATTCACCAAAAGGTGCAGAGGATAGGCGTCAAACCGGACAACCTGTTCAAGAAATGTTTGAACGTTTCTTTTTAGGGCGTACTGGTGATCCGTTAAAATACGAAACAGCAAAACAAGATATTCCAAGTCTTACTCCCCAGCGTTACGGTAACTACATGAATTACTTGTACAACGATAAGGGCCTGCTTGGTCTTGGTATTATCAAAGGAACCACAGAAAACCTACAAGGCAATCCTGAAGTTCGCATGCTTGGGTTCCCGGTTACCTTACCAATGGTTGGCGGTTTTACTGCAGGCACTCTTGCTGCACGGCAGGCGTCCATTGCTTTGAATCGACCAGGTACCTCACCAGTTAAAAAATTACTAGGAACCATTGCCGCAGCAGCAGGTGGTTCAGTGGCTGGTGTTGCAGCAGGCAATCTTACCAATGCCGCAATTGCTGCAGGCAATCGACCACAACTTCCAACAACTTCTGAGTATTCTTCTTACACTGCTCAGTGAAATAGCAGTGATAGAATTTAGCAATAACAAATATTCCAATAATGGCAAACGTTACAGGATACGGAAGTGGATCCAACGCAAACGTCACGGGAAATAATGGTGCTCCCATGGATCCCCAAGAACTGAAGCGTCGTGCACAACAAGATCCTGGTTTTTTCCAGCAACTTTTAAGCTGGTTTAGTGGCGGTGGCGGTGGCGCCTCCCAACCAGGCGTTCAAGTTACTGGTGATACCTTAGGTACAACTCGTCAAGGTTTCAACATTACACAAGGTGCTGGTGCAGGTGGTAACACACAAGTCACTGGCTCTGGAGCCACCACGGCAAATGCAGGAGTAAATACAGCCGCCGGAGCAAATGCAGCCCCAGGGACGGGAGGAGGTGCCTCTTCTATTCCTCCGATGGGGGCAGCTGGCGGTGGCGGTGGCGGTGGCAGTGGACGCCCTCCTGTGACAGGTGCGGGCGCTTCAGCATCCCCCCCTGGCGGAAATAGCGGACCCGGTATTAACCTTGCCGGGATGCGTGATCAAGCAAGGGCAAGTCAGTTGGGCCAGTCTGTTTTACAGAACACCGGTAGAACAACTTTACGTGGTGCAGGATTAGCACTCGCTGGTAAATACGGCCCCTTGATTGGTGGTGGCCTTGCTCTTGCGCAAGGTGATGTACTTGGTGCGGCCGGTACTGTTGCTGGTGGTTTACTTGGTGGTGTTGTTGGCGGCCCCGTTGGTTCCATCATTGGTGCCACAATTGGTGGCGGCGCGACTAAAGCTCTTGCCGGTGGTGCTGCCAAAGCTGTTGAAGCAGTAACTGGCGCAAAACGTGAAGCAGGACAATCTGGTGTTTTTGGCGGCAGTATCCCAGGTCTTACCACGGGCGATCTTCAGGCTGCTGAAGCACTTCGTAGTGGCAACGTCAAAACTGCTGAACAAATGCTTCCGCTTTATCAACAGTATCGCGGCGTTGATATGCAGAACCAAATGCAGCTTAACCAACAACTTGGTCAACTCACTGGTGCATTAAACCGTCAGATGTACGCTGCACAACTTGCAGGCGGTGCACAGCAACAAGCTGGCCAAACAGTGCGCGATATTCTTGCTTCTTCTAATCCTTATGCTGCTTCCGTCTTTAGGGCTGGTTGATCATGACCCAATCACCTTTTGATCTGACACAATTTAGAAGTGACACTGAGCAGCTTAAGGGCCTTAGTCCTGAAGATCGTGCATTTGCTTTAAACCAAATGTATCAAAAGTCTGATCCTTTTAGTGACTTCCTGGCAGCGGCTTTAAAAAATAACACGATTGAAAGAACTCGCGAGCTTGTAAATTTACAAAAGGAACTTGACAAAGATCGCATGAGGGAAGCCGGTAAATACAAAGCCCTGTTTGATTTACCAAATGCGTTGATTAACGCATACTCTGTTCCTTCCAGGATTCAAGCCCAAGGTGCAGCTGATATTGCGCAAATGATGTCCCAGGGTGCTGCAAACATTCCTAATCTGACAAACTATCAACGCGGTTCGTTTAACTTCAGCCCGAATCGTTATTTCTAATGTGAATGACAGTAGACTGTAGAAATGGAATTTCCCAACTATTCTTCTTCTTTTAGCAACACGAATTTTAATTCGTTTACCCCAGTTGCTTTTGGTGAAAATACAGGGAGTTTAAGCAAAGGAGTAAGTAAAGGAGGAAAAATGGCTTTTGATCCGCTTACATTAGGTTTGGCTGGCGCAGGCGCATTAGCTTCTGTGTTTGGCGCAAATAGAGCAGCTGATACGCAAGCAAAAGTTGCCAATGCAAAGCTGGGGCTTGGGGCCGACCAGCTCAAATGGCAGGTGATGCTTGGCCGCGAACAAGGATATGGCCAAGCTGCCCAGGAAATTGGAAATCGCACAGCACAAGGCACCTGGATGCCAGACCTGGAACTTGGCAGGCAGCTTTATGCAAAAAAGTTTCAGCTTGGCCCACTTGCTGAAATGGAATCAGCCACTTTTTCTGATCGTGCTCGACGTGGTTTTGCCCTTGAAAATTCTCTTGAAGCACGCGAGCAAAGTCAAAGAGAAAACAGGGCAGCGTTAAATCGTTCCCTGGCTGAAAAAGAAGCCGCTATGGCTGGCATGTTTGGTCCCATTGCTAGACCTAATTTGAGCACAACGTTCGTTTGAGGATTGAATCATGGGTGGCGGCGGCACTAGAGTTGAATACAAATCCCCTGAAATTCCAAGGGACAATACTTTTGCTGAGTATTTAAAGTATCAGCAAGAAAGAGAGGCGCGTGCAGAGCAGCGTGCTGATACGGAAAAAGCAGAACAAAAAGCAGCTGCCGAGGCACGTAAATCATCTGGTGCAGCTGCATACTCCGGAATGCGTTCCGGAATTGAATCTCAACTTCGCCAGGGTTTAATTTCGTACAATGATGCAGCGTCACAATTACGTGATTATGCATCCAAATATGATCTTTCTCCACCGGAGCAAGACGTTGCTGGATTGACGGATATCTATACAAAAGAACTTCTCCCTGGTCGGCGTGCCACAGGCATTACGTCTGCGTATAAAGAAGTATTGGGTCGAGAGGCTAAAGAAGAAGAAAAAACAGAAGCACTGGAACGTTTTAATCAGGGCTACTACAGTACCGTCCAGGATCTTCGCGATTCTCTCGCAAAGGGTCAAGAGTATCAAGATAAGTTCAACAATAGCTATCTTGATAATTACTACGACACAACGTTTGGCAAGCAGGCGACTGACGCTGCTGGCAAGAAAACAGGACAACGTACTTTCAAGTTTGACAAGAATCTTCTCCCCAGCTACGCAGACACAACTAAAGCAAGGGCTGGGGTCCAGCTGCCAAACTTTGCTGATAGCTTCACCGGAACTCCCAGTGAAATTGAAGAGAACCTACAAAACGTACGTGACACCCGCAAGTATCTTTACAGCGCTGGGTTGACCAACCTTCAAGGAGAGATCGACAAAGAAACCCAGAAGTTGAAAAATGAAGGCTCCAAAGAAGTCGCAAGAATAAATCGCGAAACTAGTGTGTTTTCAAATCTTGTTTCTGGTTTTTGGTCATAGCTTGTTATTGCTATAATTTATTTAGTTAACACTTTTGCAAAATGTCTACCGAGTTATCTGGAACCGATACGGCCACAGATTTTAACATTGATCGTTTTCAGGAATTACTGAATCGGCTTGAAGCCTCTAAGGGGCGTCAACAACGTCAAAAGTCTGTTGAAGGTCGCCGCGACATCTTCTCCCAGGGCCTGGCATCGATGATGTCCAACTTCTGATTTTTCTTGTAAACTATCTAAGCCATGACAAGCAGTGTACCCGCTGGTCAAACAGACGTTGATGACTGGTTTGATCTAGACAAGTACCGCCAGGCTGCTGGTGTGGCTTACGAATTTTCCAAGAAAAAAATGGAGACTGCTGGTGAACAAGAACGTGAAACCATCGGTAAGGGCGCAGAAGAACAACGTAGCTCTGCCGAACAAGGCCAGCAGTTCAAGCAACGCGATGAAGAGCGGGATTACGGGCAGGCCCAACGAGCTTATCGATATTGAGTTATTTGATTCATGGGTTGACAATCTCGATGCGTCAACTCAGGAAACATTTTGCTCTTTCGCCAGCAACAACTATTCTGTAGTCGAAGTCTACTTGTATGCCCGGTTCTTGCGGTATACAGGTAGCATTACTGCGTGTGAGCTTTGGGTGCAAAACAATTACCCAAAGGCTGACCATCGTCAAAAACTTCTGTACGAAATTGACGAGATGCAGGAGGATGTTCGCAAACTCCGTGAAGATGTTGAGAACGGCAATGTTAAACGTGATGCGGGCGTTGCTCGCATTGCGTCAATGCAAAAAGAAATTCGTGGTCACATCGAACAAATTGACCGATTCACTGGCATGAAAGATCGCAAAGGCCTGTTAATGGCTGGTGCCGATCGTGCCATTCGTGAACTCCTATCCGTCTTCAAGGATGATCCCATTGAGATCCCCCTGGAAGAAGCGACCATGAGTGTGTGGGCAAAAATGCAACTTGACGAATAACTGCCTTAAAATATTGAGGTGCAATACAACATTGTTAACAGATAACTGATTTAAATGGCTGGTAAAGTTCCTCCGCAGTTTCTTGCGCACCTTAAGAAAAAAGATGCGAAGAAAGAAGACGGCACTGAGATGTCGGACAAGGAAAAGCGTAAGGCCGCTTTAGAAAAAGCACGTAAGTATCAAAAGCAAAAGGCCAAAAAACAAGAAGACAAAAAGTAAGGTAGTATTCAGTGATACTCTGAATTACTGCTGTGCCAAGCTATACGCATCTTGCTTACCGCCGCAATGCTCAAGCCGCCGCACGCAGACAGCAAATACGCAAGCCACGTAACGCAGAAGCACTGAAGAAAGCCCAGGAAGATTTTGGCTTCTTCTGTGAATACGTAGCAGATAAACCACCGGCTGCTCATCACCTCAACTGGCATCGACACTTCGTCACAGAGGAGGATAGCAGTTGCCTCATTAAGATCGCTGGTCCCAATGTGGATCTCCTGGCGCCCAGGGGTTCTGCCAAGTCCACAGTGTTGGGTCTGCTTACGGCGTGGGCCATTGGCATCCACACGCACGCAGGGCTGCCACTGCAGATTCTGTATCTGTCCTATACGGTTGACATTGCTCGTTCCAAATCTTCCACCATCAAACGCATCATTGAAAGCAAACGATACCAAGAGGTTTTCCCTAAAGTTCGCCTTCTGAAGAACGCCACCAGTAATGAGTACTGGTCAATTGATCACAAGTTTGCTGGCATTGACGTAACAGGTGACGAACAGTTTACGCTTTGCGCAGCAGGCCTCAAGGGTTCGGTGACTTCCAAGCGTTCGCACTTGGTCATGATTGATGACGCCATTAAGTCAGCCGCAGATATTGCCAACCCTGACATCAGGAAACAGATGCAGGACAACTGGAATGCTGTGATTGCACCCACCATGTTTGAAGGTGCACGAGCAATCTGTCTTGGTACTCGCTTCAGACACGATGACATTCACTCCACAACATTCAACGAACAAAACAACTGGCAACAGATTATCCTTTCAGCAATTCAAAACAATCCCATCACTGGCGAAGAGGAATCGTATTGGCCGGACATGTGGTCATTGGATTACCTGAAGGAGAAAAAACGGCAGGCACCAATTGCTTTCTCGTTCCAGTACATGAATCAAGTCATCCGGCAGAACGAACTTTCGTTGGCTCCGGAGTTGATTGTAAAAGCGGAAATTGCAACGGAGTTTGACGCCCTTGGAGTTGGGGTTGACCTCTCCGCTGGCACTAAAGAGAAAAACGATTACACGGTTATGATTCTTGGTGGTCGCATTGGCGACCGCATTCATATCATTGATTACCGACGTATTCGCGTCATGGGTAACCTTGAAAAACTTGATGCCCTCAAGGAGTTGTTGAATGATTGGTCAGTGATTGCCAAAGACGAACAAAGCGGTTTGTATTACCCCAGCTATTCAACGTGCGACATTTGGAGTGAGGCCGTACAGTACCAGGCATCCCTGGAGGCAGACTTCAAACGTGTTTGCTTGAACAATGAAGGTCTTTACAATTTGATTTGGCATCCCGTCAAAGGTTTCAGGGCAGATAAGTTGGCTCGCTTCCGTGGCATTATGGGTATGTTTGAGGACCGCAAGATCATCTTCAATCGTTTTCGTAATTTCACCAATATGTTTGAAGAGCTTACCAACTTTGGCGTAAGTAGTCACGACGATTGTGTTGACGCTCTCGTCTGGCTTGTTACTGGATTAGCAAGAAAAGGACAGCTTCACCTTGATTACTGACTCTTAGAATATTAAAAAACCTTGGATTCGTGGGACCAGAGTATTTAGCTATTGCTCTTACGGCAGTGATCTCAGCTGCGACAGGTGGCTCCTGGGCAATGAGTAAGCTTATGAGCCGCCTGGGCGAAAGACTTAATTCACAAAACCGAAGAGTGGATCTCTTGGAAGACCAAGTCAACCGCATGCCACTAGACTACGTGCTCAAGGTGGACTTCTTAAGGGAAATTCAAGAAATGCACAACAATTTTCGCGAGATCAATAATAAGCTTGATAAACTGATGGAAAAGCTTTTGACCAAATGAGTTACATCCTTGAAGTACAAGAGGACGAAAACGGAGATCAATATATTGTTTTGCCTGATGAAGTAATCGAAGAGTTGGGTTGGCAAGAAGGCGATGTCTTGAATTGGGATGTACGCGGCGAAGGTATCGTAATTTCTAAGGTAAATGACGCGTCTGGTTACGAAGTTTTAGAGGACTAGAATAAGGGAAAACAAGATAAGCACATGTATTACGGCGGAGAATCTAACGTCCCTGGAGCCCCTGGTAACCAGGGTGGCCTACTTGCTGTTAACCCAAGTTTCGACACTCCCCCCGGCGCAAAATTTAAAAAATTCCCTTCGGCGTTTGGTTCCAGCAATTTACCCGGTGCTGTTGGCAATCTTCAGGGAGTGGCTGACGCTGAGCAGTTGCCAGCCGGGTTCCAATCCAAGTTTGTTTCGTGAGGAAACGCTATGAAAACTA